GGTGTCGTCGATGTTCTGGAGCAGGGCCAAGCCCGCAAGAATGTCGCCGCCAGTGTTGGCCGTCCAAGCACCAGTGCCGTTGTAGTATGCGGAAGTTGGCAGAGCGGTTTCAAGCCCACGGAACCCGCCGTAGGTTGCAGTTCCGTCGCCCTGGAAGAACGCATCGTCAAGAGCATTGCCGTATGCCTCTCGCACGCTCTTGGCCATTTCGTCGGCTACGTTGATCGCGGAGTCTTCAAGCAACTCAGTCGAAATGTTGGTCAGTCGTGCCAGCTTCTTGGCCACGAGGTTCACCAAATCGAACGTGTCGTTGGTTGCCGAGATTGCAACCGTTTCGCCCGTCCACGACATAGACCCGAGGGCGGTCTTTCGCGGACGTTCCTGAACGTCGCGGGTCATGCCGACGACGTTGCAGACCTTGCGGGCAACGTCGAATGGTTCGGTCAGGTAGAGCAACTGGGAAACAAACTCATTGGGAACAAGGTATCCGCCGTTCTCGTTGCTGTACTCGACGTTGGCCTTGCCGACGATTTCCAGATCCTTGGTTCGCTGCGAATACCCCTTGGGGCAGATCGCCAAACGCAAGTACGCCGTGGCCATTTCAGCATCATCGCCGGTTGCAAACGCTGGCTGGTGCTTGCCGTTGCCGACACCCATGGACTTGACGCGAGCGTCATAGTGGGCGCGGCCGCTGTTGCGGATCGAGAAGGACTTGACAGCGGTATCGCCACCGGCGTTGGTCGCCGTCTGGATCGACACTGAAGTCTTGGTGCGAGCCTGAACAGCCTTGAGGGCCTTCAGTTCATCTTGCAGAGACTTAATAGCCTTCATCGCCTCATCTTCGGGCGGCTTGGCTTCGGCCTCTTTCTCGGGGGCGTAAGAGGAAACGTCAAGGGGATTGCCAGCCTCATCGGTGATTTCGAGCGAACCCGAAACCATGAAAGCCTTGACAGCTTCCACGTCTGCGGGGTCGCCATTAAACCCGTGAGCCTTGGCTACGCTGATGATCTTCTGCCACATTTGCGTGGACTCCCATGAAAGGACAAACCTTCCTTGGGGTCTACACGCCGACACTCGTAGGTGTGACCGCAGGTTATTTCAGCAAAGCACCCGCAAAACCGCCAAGCAATACGGGTACAGAAAATCAGAGCGAGGTATCTTTACCCCAAACATTGACCGAGTCAAATCGCGCGGCCGCGACCCATCACGACAATCTTGCGAACTGACTTCGCGTGTGGCTTTGTCTCTGCCTTTGGCTCTGGCTTCGGGTCCGCCTTTACGTCAACCATCTTTGCTTGGCACAGCGGGTTCTTCGGCAAGGCACAGTACGAAATCTCCATCAGCACCGATTCGGCAATCACAGCCTGACAACCGGGGTACGCCTTCAACTCATCCGCCGTTGGCCTACGCATCTTGCGGATCGACAGGCCGACCGAATACGCGATGCACCCAGCACGCGCCAACGCCTCGACCTGTTGCCGCTTGGGGTTGCCGGTGTTCTGGATGAGCCTTGATCGACAGTGCCACCCTTGCCCCATGAGGTACTTGAGGTTCCGGGACTTGCCGACGCACGACATAGCGTCGTAACTGTGATCGACGAACATGTTGCCACCGTTGGCAGCGAAGTAACTGAGCGTGTCGATCCCCTCGGGTAGCACCAACTCTTGGTCCATATCGCAACCGACGCTGGTAGCAATGCCCGCAATCTCGAAGGGCTGGTTCTCGCCCGCACGCCCGGCGAAGTCAGCGACAGACCCAGGCCCCTTGATGCGAACGCTCTGAGCCTCAACACGGTTGCCCAAGTCATGCGAATACCGCATGAGGTTCTCGATTGCCTTTCCTCTGTCGCTCATTGTGTCCCCCCAATCTCACGTCGGCGACGATCATTGATGACGATGTTGATGGTCGCGGGCCTACGTCTGGGCGGGGCCGGTGTCGGCAAAGGCCGCCGGTGCATCGGTGCCGGACCATTGGTGTGTTGCTTGTTCGCTCCACGCCCCACCAACCTTGCCAACGCCCTACGAATGTCGTCAATCGTCATTGCTCGCCCCCCAGTTCAAGTACCTCCAGTGTGCCACACGAACAGTTCGGGTGAAGGTCAGACGCGACCATCACCTCACGCGAGATTGTGTACGTCTTGCCGTCCGTTCCGGCGATGGTGTCACCCACCTTGAAGAACGGTTCACGGATCGGAACGGGCTTGGATATGGCAGCGTTCGCACCTTCGCAAAGGCCGCAAGGATTGCCCGAGAGGAGCCAGGACTTACCACCCCAGCCAAGCTCCGCCGCTTGCTCAAGTGAACCGCTCTGGTACGCCCTAGCCGTCTCAGTTCGTGCAATCGTTTCAGCACGCGACAGGCTAATCTCGCCCGAGTTGTCCTTGATCCCCTGTTGGATTTCGTTCAGCGTTTGACCCTGTTCGATGCCGCGCGAAACCGCATCCTTGATCGACTGCTTTGTAGTGTCGGCTACATCTTTGACCAGATCCGCCGTGTATTGCTGAACGAATGCTTCGGCTTCCTTGGTCGATAGTGGCTCCGCCTCGACCCCGCGACGTTGCATGAACTCTTCCGCACCTTGGCGGAATATCTCTTTCATCAGCGGTTCGAGTGCTTTCTGAAGTTCATCGGGTGCAAGGATGTTCAAGTCAATCTCGCCACTTGCCGACACACCTTGAACCCCTCGTTCAAGTGCATCCTTCAGCCACTTCTCGGCAACCGCTTGTAGCTTCTGTTCGTTGTTTGATAACGTCGCCTTCGTCGTGTAGCACCGCTCGCACGTGCAGCCGTACGCCTTCGTCGCCGGTTCCACCACCGGCACGGGTGCGGGTTGCGGGTCAGTCTTTCGGATCGGGCCAAAGACCGCCTCGATTTGTTGCGGGGTCAACGCGGGAAACGATGCCGCAGCGATTGCGATAGCGGTATCGACGGGAAGCTCGCCCGCCTTTGCCGCTGTTGCAAGTTGCATGATGCTGGCCGTCTGGTCTTTGTCCAACGCTGGCGAGGTTACTGGCTCTTGCACGGTTTCGGGCGTGGGCTGGTTGGGCTGGTTGGGCAATGGTTCCACCCCACCTCCCACAAGTCCGGTAGGCATTGAAGGCCCCAGCGTGTCAAGCGATTCCTCGACAGGCTTAAGGCTGAGTGCCTTGCGGTATTCGTTGACGGTGACCGCGCGAGCGTTGAACCCAGCAAGCAACCTTGCCGCGTCCGCGTCAATGTTCTCTTGAACGGGCGACTCGTACCCGAACCACATTTCACCGGGTTCGATCCCGAACATCGGGAGAAGCCATTCGGTTAGATCCTCGGCTACCCGCTTCATGCGGCCCCATGCGGCGCGGTCGAGAAGCTCGATACCCATTTCCGCACCGGCAAGGTTCGCGTCGTTTAGCTTCCAAATCGCTTCGGGGATTCCGCACGCCCGGTAGATCGCGGCTTCAGCTTGCTTGAGTCCAGCCTCGTAACCCATCTCGTTGGGCTTGGCCGCAGCCTGGACAATCGTCGCATCACGCATGATGAGCGAACGACCGGCAGCCAGTGGCCCCGAACGGTTCTTCATCGCCGCTTGTGCTTGCTGAATCTGTTCGTCGGTGTATTCCATCGGCACGCTAAAGATCATGCCCGGCATACCGGAATTGCGCCAGCGTGCGATTTCCGCCGTGAGTGCGGCGGATTCTGCATCCGCGTACTGCTCGATTGATCGCGTCCACGATACACCATCCCAAGGCCTGAACGGGTCCACCATGTACACCGAACGCACCACACGTTCAGCGGGGATCGTGATGTAGTCGGTAACGTCGCGCCCGTACTTGTACGATTCAATCAAAGACTCTTTCGAGAGTTGCACCTGGGTGTACTGGGGGTGCAAGATGTACAGGCCGGTCGGCTGGTCGCCAGACTCTTCGCCGGCGTAGATGTAGCACTTGCCGGAGACTTCCCGATACCAGTAGAGCATCGTGAGAAACAGACTCGCCGACGTGTGCGGATCGGGGTCAGCGAGCAAGTCCAACGCAGGATGTTCGGTGACTTCCTCAATGCTTTCGGTGGCCTCGGCCATCGCCATCGCCTTGGTGCTTGGGGCCAACCCCGAATGCCCACGGCGAAGGAAAGACTTCGTTCTCTCCGACACCTTGCGAGCCTTGCCCACTTGCATCCCGCGAGAGTCACGGTACAGACGCAACTGGTGAGAGGCACATGCTTGTGCCATGATCGACGCGGCATTCCACACGCTGCCATTCAACGCACGGCCGACACGCCCGTAGTCAACCTCATTCGTGGGCGTGGTAACGTGGTGGGAAACCTCTTCACCAACGCGGACAATGGCGGCAGCAACACGCCGATCCTGTTCGGTCGGTTGCCTCCCTTTGATTGCGTCGATGATCCAGTTACCAAGTCCCATCTAAGACTCCCACATAGGTTCCACCGACCCGAGAATCAACAGCCATCACCGCGTAACGCATCGCATCCATGCCGTGGTTGTCTCTGTCCACGGGTTTCTCTTTCGACTTGCCCGCGTTATCCGAACCAAACACGTATGAATCGAACTCTTCAATAGTCGAGCAAGGCCGCTTTGCTTCCGATAAAGTTTGGTCGCGTTCTGTAAGTGCCGTACGGAGTATATACAAACGGGGCCTACCTGTCTGTTGAACCTTCAGACGCGAACGTACAGCGTCCAGACCCCTATCAATCGCCTTGTTCGCCGTCGTCGTTTGTACGCCTGCTGCATGGAGCGTTTCGCGGTCTTCGCGGTCGTGATCGGCAACGGTGGCTATATACCGTTCGGTTCCCGATAGGCGTTTGATTGTCTCCGCATGGGCCGACACGATGCGGCTGCTCATGTAGATTTCCCTGTACAAATACAGGGCTTCCCCTGAGTCCGCCCACCATTGGCAGACGAAGGGGTCATTGTACCCGAAGTCGATGGAGCGGTATTTCTTCCACTCTTGCCAGCCTGGGGGCATCGCGTCGATGACGTGCGTGTGGTGTCCGTACTCGGGGTAGACCAGCCCATCTGCGGTTGCCCATCGACCCAACAAGTACCGCTCGCGGCGTACGCCTGTGAGGGCTTCCAGCGTGCCAAGGTACTCGCGGCCTAGCTTCGTCCAGTCCACCCCATCGTGGAACTTCGGGTTATCCCGGTGTGCCACATGAACGCGTGCCATCTTGCCGATGCTTGCACGCTGGTTGAGCCAATGACCTGGATGAGCGGGGTTGCAATCGCAGATGACCTGCCTGAACGGGGTCTTGTCGTTTGAAAGGCGGGTGAGCAGTTTCTCATGGTCCGCTTCGCTCGCCTCTGTCCACTCGAAAGCGAACACCCGATCCCATTCGGACGACATGATCTTGTCGGTATGGTCCATGCCACCGGCCACAATCACCGACCCGTTAGGCAACGTGTAACGCTCGCGGTGTGACCTCGAGGCAGTTCCCACCCATGAAGCGTTTGGGGGAAAGACATGCTCCTCGAGGGTTTGCATGACGGATTCAGACATTGACGCTCGAGTCTTCCTGACAAGCAGAACTCGAGCGAATGGGTATTTCAACGCGACCGCATAAGCCTTCTCGAGCAAGGCTCGAGTCTTGCCCGTTCGCGTAGGCCCCTCGACAAGCACCTCGCGGGCCTGAGTCTCGAATACCTCGACCGCTCCACCTCGGGCGAAGTAGTGTTGGTCAGACTCCGGCACCCGTTACCCCATGAATGAACTTGACAGGCTGAACCTCTACTCGCTCTGTCACCAAGCCAGCTTCCAAGGCGTTCCGCTTGTCTTCCTCAAGGTCGATGCGGATGTTGGCATCCACCATCGACACCAACAGTTTGTCCGCCCGCTCTGCCGAGTCTTCGTCGTAACCTTCGCTTCGCTTGAGCAGCCGTTGAACAAGTTCCCCTTGCATCGCTGGTGTGACCGGCCATCGGTTTCGGATCGCTTGACGAATCAACGCGGCATCCGCTCGCCACAGCTTCGGTCTGTTGGCCAAGTCGCTTTGGGAAATATTGTCCCCCTGGACCCCCGTAGTTTCGAGGGTATTTGCTTCTGCGCGTGGGGGGTCGCTTTGATTTCCACCGTTTACTAGCATATACACCCTACATTCTTTGAGGTACGGGAGTGGTTCGTCAACAGGTCGTAACAGGTTAGGCTGGGTTCACCGAAAGGGCATGGCGATATGAAATGCAATCTGCGGGGTTATCGTGGCTTGACTTTGGCGATTGTTGCTGGGTCATGTCTGGGGGTTGCCGGCTGCCAGCCGACCGTCAAGAGTCCCATCACCGGCAAAGACGTGACCGCCCCGCAGCTTGTTCAAGAGGCCGATGCCGAAAGCAAGCGCCTGGAACGCGAAGCACAAGCGAAGGCAGACCTTGCGGCCAAGCGAATCAAAGACGCTGAACGCGAGGCCCGGCAGCGGTTCCGCGAGATTGAAGGCGACGTTGAAGCGACAGTTGCCGATGCAAAGCGGGTACGCGAAACGATTGCCGATGACCTGGGGGCCAAGGTTGACGAATCGACCGCCGACTTTGAACGCGCCCTGAGTGACCTGAGAACGAACGCCGCAGACCTTGAGGACGCTACCAACGTGGCACTTGCGGACATTGAAGCCAAGCGAGCGAAGATGCTCGGGGTTCTGTCCTTCGTGTCAAATATCCCAGTGGTCGGGCAAGGGCTTAACGCTGCGGGCATAGGCGATTTGGCTCCGTTGGCCACGTTGCTGATCGGTGGCGGTGTGGCTTCCTGGTCGGCACGTCGAAGCAAGAAGCGCGAGGATGAGGCGTGGGACGAAGCCGAACGCAAGGCACGCACGGCGGCGGAA